GGAGCGATAAAGAAAATGGGGCACAGAACAAACCTCCTCAAATTCAAACACCACACGGATATATCCACTATAAGTCATAGCCCTCCATGAAGGCATGCAGTCTACACATTTAGAAGCTATGATATTATCAACGTTAGCCCAATCCACGGGGGCATCATAGTCAGCAGCAACACCGTGTACCCTAACTACTTTATTCTCACCTTCAATACGAGCACCACTATTTAGCCCCTCTGCCATACTGAAAAAATAATGATCAGTATCAGTTTTTCCACACCACTCTCTATATAACGCTTTTGATTTAAAGACTGGTCTCTGGGCAACAATCTGCGACATGTCATCGCAAGCTGTAGTTTTCTTGGCTCTAAGATTTTTAAGGTATCTGTATTTCATTTTTCATATTTAGTTAGTATTGATCCCTCTGCATCCACTGGGATATCAGGGATCCATTCAGGGGGTTTGGACATTATGGAGATAACATCCTCTAGTGTTTCCTCGGCTTTATCTTCATCCGCTTCGATTACCATCTCGTCATGGACGTGCATAATGATTCTATGTCCTGCTTCAGCTACTCTAAGAAGCATGTCTGAAAAAATATCTCTAGCTAAAGCTTGGCTGGCATTCTCTGCCACAAGCCCTCCCCAGAGTCGGACGGTAATACTTTTGCCGTGCTTAGGCATCCTAGTTAGGAAGTGTAACCTTCCCCCCTCGGCTAAAGGTTTGAGTTGCCCGTAGTTAAGAACCCTGTTGCTAGGTAGCTCTACAGTAAATTCAGACTTAGCTAGGTGAGAATTTTCAATATCACTGGTATATTCATTCCAAAGATCCTTAACCTTCCTCATCTTCGCCCTGTATTTACGAACTCTTTTACCAGCTTCGTCTTCGCTAATACCAGCCATAGAAGAGAATCTAGCGGCCCCCGCCCCATAACCACACCCTAAGACCATTCCTTTTACTGCGTGTCTTAGTTTAGGGTCTTGTTTAATTGATCCTTTTTCTTCGTCCCACATGCCGAACCTAATGGCAAAGGCTTCATAGATATCATTTGTGTTACGTATCTCCTCAAGCATTTTAGAATCTCTAGCTAACCAGCAAAGTGTACGAACTTCAATCTGAGAAAGGTCAACTGCGATTAATCTTTTGTCAGGTTTAGGGGCGATCAAATGTCTAAGATTTACACCGAACATTTCCTCCCTTGGTAGGTTTTGTAGGTTTAGGTTCCCACCAGACCCAGAGAACCTTCCTGTGTGCGCCCCAAAATACATACACCCCCCGTAATATCTGCCATCTGGCATTGTGGCGTAATCAAAACTTTCAAGTTTCTTTTGGAGCGAGTTAATCCTACGCCAGTCTTTCACTGCGCTGATCCATTCATGCTCTTTGCTGTGGTAAGCCACCCATTGCTGAGACTCTTCATCAGTCACAGCCAAACTTACGGGAGGCTCGATACCCACCAGCAAACACTGCGCATCAAACGCAGCACGGCTAAGTAAAGGTTTTTCACCAAGCCACGGAATAACTTCTTCCGCTTCAAACAACTTAACCTTAATAGTTTCTAGTTGCTCTTTGAGAAGAGATTCATTGATAGGGATACCTTCCTGAACAATCTTCCTATTCAGGATGCTTATCTTTCTTTCAAACTCCGGCCAGTTGTCACTAAGTGTCTCCCATAATTTAAGGCAGAGTTCACTGTCTTTAAGGGCATATTCACTAACCTCATCTTTAAACTCTTTTGTCATTTCCTCCCACCGTTTACCAGACATGTTATCCCTCGTACTTTTGTCTACGGTAAGTCCAAACAATTCTGCCGTTGACCCCTTCAAAGATCTTGGGAGCTTACTATAAGCGGCTAAGTCTGCTGTGCAGTGCCACTCAAAAGGGTCACATGAACTCCACCATTCTTGTTCTACTCCATAAAGATAAAGGGTCTCATCAAAACTAGCGTTATGTGATAGCACAATATTTCCATTAAGAATACTCCAGTCGAAATCTTTTGGGTGACCAACGAAACTAGTGCCCTCGTTGCCAACAACGGAGACCATGTATGCATCAAATTGTGGGTGGCTGAAGTAGCCTAATGTCCCTAGAGTTCTGATGCTGCACTCTTTGTCGTAGTAGGTTTCAAAATCTACTGCATAAATATGTCTGTCCATAGGTATATAAGGTTTACCCCACCCCCCAAGATTGGGTACAGGGGGGTGGGGTATAACGAGGCTTTTATGCGGTTACCTCTAGGGTGAATGAAATTGACCAGCCAAAGCCAAGGCCGCCGCATTACCCATTCCTTGTCGGAATTATTCTAATACAGTATCTGTCGTTTCAACCTCTAACCCCAGTTCTTCTGTAGTTGAGTAGCTTGCGAGAACCTGTTGAAGACCATTTCTAATAATCATTGTGGCTTGAAGATCAACTTTACATGTTTCAACTGCCTCTTCTATTTTAGAAATTACCTCATCGAGTCTATTAATCTCGACCGACAATACTTCCATTTGATATTGAACGGCGTCCATTACCCTAAGTAACCTCCGATAAAGTCTACAACTTCATCACTAGGCTCTTCATTAGTGATGGTAAGGGATGGTGCAAACCAGCTGTATTTACCACGAGTAATCGCAGTAGACTGGAAATTCCATAGACGCTTGTGAATAGGAGTCGTTTTGTTGAAGACTGCAAATGTCGCCAACCTTTTAAAGGTTTGACGGTAAGCATCCTTTGCCACGTTAATTCTGCCCATAGCATAGTTATCTTTCCCAAGAGGGAAAGGGAACGACTCAACATCATCACCTCCTTTAAATAAGAGAGTGATTTCAGCAAACTCAAGAATAGGGTATTCTGAGTCTAAGCTAAGTGCTTGTTTTTCCTCAGCACTATTAGCAATACGAGGAATATCATCTGATTCAAATGGAACGTCTTCCCTCCATGCTTTAGTAGCACTAAGTGGAACCACTTGAATTGGTTGTTCTGGTTCCGCAAGGATAATTCTCTTGTCCAATACAAGAGATCCATACGGGGCTGGGTTTCCGTCAGGGCCAGTAATGTCACTAGTCTTTTGAACGACATTGACTCTTGGGATGTCGATGTCCGATTGATCTAACGTATCTGAAATTGCAGATGTAGTTAGTCCAGTATTAGGAGCTTTGGTAAGCTCAGTTTTTTCTTTACTCATGTTTCTTGTTTCTTGTTTCTAGGTTTCCTCACGACAGTGTGTGTCGAGAGGGAGATTCTTCTATGATTCCTGCGTCCTGACAGTCATTCAAAAACTCAGAAGCCAGCTTTTGTTTACCACCTTTTTCAGCGGTGTCACCAACGGCTTTAGCTATCTTGCTCACAGGGAGGCTTACATTGCTCAGGATTGATTCAGTGTCAACACCATATTTGTCTGCGATAGAAATAAATGTTTTGTGATCAGTGACTTTTTTTCTGGTGCCAAGTTTTTTGAGGCGCAGGGTTGGTAGCTCTACACCGTCCTCAGCCAAAGCAATGGCTCTCTTCTTAAACCCTTCCGCCCAGTTAGTTACAATTTTTGCTATGGCCCAGAGTTGCTCTACAACTTCAGGGTCTTCAGTAGAGTCAATATCCACGTCAGGAAGACGGGGATTTATTTTCTTCGCTACTTCTACAACAAGCCCACCCAAAGCTGGGCACACATCTTCGAACCTGCAAAATCTACAATCAACTGTGGGTGTAAGTTCTGACAGATCAGGAGTGCCTGTTTCCCATTTAGGTCTTACTTTCTCAGCCTTGAGAATTACTTCTGACAACTCGTCAGTAAGTTGTTTCATATCACTCCTCTTAAAACCATGGGACAAAATTTCATTCCTTTGTGGAACAAAAAATACAAACTCAATTGTCTCAAGTTTCGGGAACTTCTGGAAGCACCCAAGTGTGTAAGCTTTGGCTTGCCAGTTTTTATCGGGGGTGTCGATCTTACTGATACCCGTTTTGTAATCGATCAACACCCCCTGTGTACCCCCATACACATTTAAGAAATCACATGTGCCATACGTTGATGTGCCGTCGAGTTCTACATCAAGCATAATCTCTGAGTGGGTATCACTAAGATCTAACGAATCGAAGTTCATAAGATACTCAGCCTGATCAGTCATGATCTCCTGATATATGCTTACCTCTTCTTCACTTTGTAAGTTACTAGGGTCTTCTATTTCAAGAGCTTCGTGGATACGTGTGCCCATTTCAGCAGCAGCGGAAGATCCGTCTCTGCCTTTGTAACCAGCACACCCTGAGACGTACTTAAGTGATGATGGGGAGAACTCTGCGTGGCCTCTTTCAGAGTGGTCGGGTTGTTTCATTAACCCACATAATCACAGGAGCTTATTGTGGTCAAAGAAATTTTTCAGTTTCTTTAACTCTCCCACAAATACCGAGCAATCAAAAACGCATCCACCATTCCATCGTGGGCTTTACGGCATCTTTTATTCTTAATCCAACACTCATCCTCAGCTAGTTGTTGCGCTCGCTCAAGAGCTGCTTCTTTTGATTTACCCTTAGCGATAAACCCCAACATCCGCTTTTGCCATTTATGCACAGAGATTCTTTGCACATCATACCTATTCGCTTCTGCCATACCAACTATCTTACCAAAACTCAAAGCCATTGATCTTACTGCTTGAGAACTTTTTGCGTGAGCTAGTGGTTCTTCTACAGCAAGAGTGAATGGTGTGTTTAAGTTTAAGATCCAATCTTTTATTTTAAGAGTATCTACTTCTCTTTTCTTAAGAACCCATTTTGTAGGCATCACAGTTTTATCTATAACAGAGCCATCAAACTTAGAGATGGCACACAGCCCCCCATCTAATCCGTTATCAATGCCTACGATCAAAACAAGTTAAGAGTAATAATTAAACCATCCCCTGAAGCAGGGCTATACACAAATATGTTTTTCTTAAGCCCTTGTAAAAACAAAATCTCTCTCATGTTCTCTGGCTTAACTCTATAGAAAGCACCTTCAAGTTGCCTTATTGTAAATGCTACATCCTCCGTGTCTTTCTTACGGATAATAACTTTCGGGTTGTGGACTAGTTCTTTATTCTTAAATAGGCTCATTACTTTTCAAGTATTGTTGTGTCTAAAAAACAGGGGGCTGTTGGGCCAAGGTCAGTATCCATCAACTGATTCAATGCCATCCGAGCATCTTCTTCATCAAGCCCGTGTTCATCTTGCAGAATGGCAAGAGATTTGAGGGAATCGTAACACGCAACAGGAGGCCCATCAGGTTTTTCAACTACCCCCACAAGTGCTTCATGCAATTGATTGAAGAACATTATTTCCTCATACCGCACCGACTTAGTGTTCTCTGGGCTTAGTTGTCGTTTAACGTAGGGGTCTTCCTCTGGATTATACTCCCATGAAAAATTTTCGAAGTTGTTAATCATCTGACTGTATATCGATTACTGTTCCTTTACCCGTATCGGCCTTTTTATTATTCAATATAGAAATATCAATATGCATTTTACTGGCATCACCCCCACTGCTTTTAGCATTTAAACCAAGGTTTCTACGGATTAATTGATCTAGTTCAGAAAGTTCTTTGATGTTTCTGGGGCCACTTATGTTTTTCATGTTGTCCCTAGCTAACCGTATAGCTGCCATAGCTATGTAGTTTTGGTATTTATCAGCAGGACTAGCTTGGCTTTCTGCAATTTGAAGGATCTCTTCTTCCTCTTTCATGCGAGCATCGTGCTTGGCAAGTATAGCAGCTTCCTTTGTTAGTTTGCTCATGTCTACATCTTCGACATGTTCTTCTGTTGTGTCGATTTTCTCAACGGTAGTAGACTCAACCCCACCATTTTTACGCGCAGGGATGCCACGTTTTTTAAACCATCTTCTTATCGTACCTGCATGAACACCAAGTTCTTTAGCTATGGCAGAGGTCTTCCAGTCTGCATTATACATCTGGACTGCACGTTCTTGAATTTCGTCTTTGGAATTGATACTCATGTTAAAAGCTTTATTGTTACTAAAATATGGCTTTAATAGAGGAGAGGAGCAAGCAGTTACTAGAACCTAAAATTTGTCCTACAACAAAAAAGATGGATGTGGGTGGGTTCTCCATTCCCCCAACTAGTTTGATCACCGCGCTTCTTTATGGTTTTGCTAAACATGAAGAACCTATTGCTCGTGAATATTATTTCTGGAGAATCTGTGATGAGCTATGGAACCGTGATGATTTACCAGAAAAATTAATGGTAAAACATCCGTGGGCAGAAATGATGATCCGTGCTGCCATCGACAATAAATATCTTGCAGTTGGAGGCAGTGCATCTTCTGGTAAATCTCACACCATGGCGGCATGGGGAATAGTTAATTGGTTAAGCCAACCCCAAGACACTCTAGTCCTTATGACTTCCACTACGCTACGTGAAGCCCGTAAACGAATCTGGGGAAGTGTAATGTCTTTGCTGTCCGTGATTGATGACGCACCAATCAAGATCAGGGATTCAATCGGGAATGCATCCTATATAAACGAAAAGGATATCCTTATAGAACGGGCTGGGCTTTCATTGATCTCTGCGGAAAAAAGTAAAACCAAAGAAGCCGTAGGTAAATTTATTGGTATTAAACAAAAACGTGTGATTCTTATAGGCGACGAGCTTTCAGAACTTTCTGAAGCTATTCTTAACGCAGGTCTCACGAACCTGAGTAAGAACCCCTCATTTCAGATGATTGGCATGTCTAATCCCAACAGTCGCTTTGATGCATTTGGGGTTTGGTCAACGCCTAAAGATGGGTGGGATAGCGTAGACACAAATACGGCGGATGAGTGGGATACGAAATGGAAAGGTAAGTATGTCCGACTAGATGGGGAGCGATCCCCCAACATTCTGGCAGGAGAGACGATTTATCCTTGGTTGCCTACTGAAGAAAAACTTGCTGAGGATAAGGCTTTGCTGGGGGTAGAGAGCCGAGGGTATATGCGAATGGTGAGGGCTGTGTTTTTTGACAGTGATGAAACGACAGGCATTTACACAGAGAACGAAATAGCTAATAGCAAAGCCATGAACACTGTTCAGTGGAACAGCACTCCAGTTAACCTCTGTGGGATAGACCCTGCATTTACCAATGGCGGCGATAGGTGTATAGCTTTCTTAGCTAAGTGTGGCTATGACACTACAGGTCAATACGTTATAGAGTTCGGACAAGCCGTTCATTTAAACGATGACGCAACTAACAAGGCTATCCCAAGAACGTATCAAATCGTAAAACAAATTAAAGACCTCTGCATAAAACATAATGTCCCACCTGAAAATGTAAGTGTGGATGCCACTGGAGCTGGTGCCCCGTTTTGTGACGTTCTTGCTGGCGAATGGTCTAGCCGCTTTATGAGGGTTTCATTCGGAGGAAAAGCGAGCGACAAGCGTGTCAGTGTAAACAGCAAACTTGTGGGCCATGAACTCTACGTTAATCGCGTGTCTGAGTTGTGGTTTGTAGGCAAGGAGTTAATGAGAACGCGTCAAGTCTTTGGGGTAAGCTCAGATTTAGCCCAAGAAATAACAGGAAGAAATTATGATCATGTGAAAGGTTCGACCCTTCGTATGAAAATTGAAAGCAAGCCAGAATACAAAGCTCGTTTTGGTAGAAGCCCAGACCTTGCAGACGCAGCGTTTTTAGCGTTAGATTGTGCCCGTCAGAGACTGGGTTTGGTAGCTGTTGATCCCCCAAAAGAAGGAGATATGTCTTTCAATCGGCCCCCACGATCTATAAAAACATTAAGTGGAGCTTTACAAAACGCTGACACTACCCTAGTCGATTGACTTTTTTTAATTCAAACCTTATAATTTAACTTATGGCTAAACCCGCAAAAAAGAATTCAGGAGGCTTACGATCTAGTAGTTTACGATCAAGTAGTTTGCGGTCAAGTAGTTTGCGGTCAAGTAGTTTAAGCCCGTCGAAAGGATTACAAAAATCAGGAGGTTTACAAACATCAGGGGGTTTGAGGAAAGATACTCCAAAAGTTGGGAGCGACGAATATTTCCAATCACGTTCTCTTACTGGTGGGCCGTCAAAAATTGCGAGAAGTGGGGAGCAAGGTGCCACTGGAGTAGCTGGAACGGCAGGACAAAATAGTTCTCCATTAGACCAGCTTAGAACTCCCGAACAGGTAGAACAACGTAATAGATTAGTTCAGGGTAGGATGCAAGAGGACAAGCAGCAAATGCAGACTCCAAGAGTTGGGAGCGACGAATATTTTCAAGCCAGTTCTCTTACTGGTGGGCCATCAAAAATTGCGAGAAGTGGTGAGGCTGGAGTTCAAGGTGCGGCTGGAGCGTCAGGACAAGCTGGAGCGTCAGGGCAAGTTAGGACTCTTGGGCCTGTAACATCAGGATCACAAGGGCCGTCAGTTAGTGAAATAGCTGCCGGAACGGAAAGCGGAATTACGAGAGCGGCAGGAGCAGTTGGTGATTTTGTTGAGGCACCTATTAAAGCGTTTGCCAAACAACAGAAAAAAATAGAAGAGGGGAGGTTACCCCCTCAGGAAAATTTCACTCCCACAACCTCACCCCTTGCTGGAAGGGTTAGCGAAGCCCCTGCCATAAACAAAACTCCTGAGCA